TGCCGCTGGTGTTGCCTTCTTTGCTAACTTCACTTAGATTTGACCAACTCAAGGACAAGTTCCATTTGGGCTTCAAGTCTGTTAATTGAATCGCGCATTGAACTGCCACCGTTGGGCTTGAGTTCGTTGAGGTAATGCTTTACAAGCCATCGAACTGCCCCTGCAAATCCACTTATGATTGCAATGATAGAAACAATTAAGCCTGCCCAGTTTGCTGGTGTCATTTGCGCGGTTCTCCCGTTATGAATTAAGTGATGTGATTTGTGCCTTTAGAACTGCATTTTCCTGGGCGAGTACGCCGATAGTTTCGCGCATATTCTTTAAGACTTCTTGAATGTCAACTTCTTGTTCCATTATTCCCCCTTGAGTTTGTCTATTTCGGCTTTGAGTTCCTTGATTAGTTGCAACAAGAAAATTGGCAACTTTTCGTATGCAAAATAGTCAGGAACGCCTGTTGAATCGTATTGAATCAACTCATCTAGGCCAAGTTCTTGTGCTTCTTCAGCAATAAAGCCATATTGCACATCTTGGGCTGCATCAATTTCAGGTATGTATTTGAAAGTTTTAACATCAAGATTAAGCAAAGCTGCTGAGTCAATTGTGTAAGAAGAAATGTCATGCTTCTTGCGGCGGGTGGATGCTGTCGTTCCATACAAACCAGCGCTTGAAATTTGCATTGCTCGACCTGATACGGCTTGGGCGTAAGTTTGTGAAACGCGCACATTGCCACTTGATGATAAAAATTCAAACAATGAACCCGCTGAACCTGCAGTAATGCTTTGATCTACCTGAATACTATTAAAAAATCTAGTAGTGCCAGCAATTGTGTTTGAGCCATCAGTATTTGCAGAATATCCCGAACTTGCAGTTCCTGACAATGTTGCAGCCGTTGAACTCATTGCAGCGCGTGGGTAAGCTACGCTGCTTGGACTTGTTCCGTAGTGTATTAAAATTGCACCGCTGCCAATGCTTCCAATCCAACCAGCGTAAGAACCACCGCTTTTAATTCCAATTGCGTTGTCCGTACTACTCAAAACAATTGCGTTGACACCAGTGCTTGTAACAATTGTTCCAGTTCCAACTCCGACTAAACCTGTTGAGTTGATTGACCAACCATTAGAAAGGCTGCCAAAGTAACCTGCACCTGCGTTAATTGTTCCTTGAATTGTGGCACCTGTTGCAGTTAAAAGTCCAGCAGAATCAATAATGGCATTTCCAGCAATGTTAAGAGTTCCACCAATAATGCTTGAACCTGTAACGCTACCTGAAAAAACTGCATTTCCTGTAGTTGAACTGATCGCCAATGATGCACCTTCGGCAACACCATTTGAGTCTGTAAGCCCACCAGTTGTTGTGTTGGCTACGGTAAATGTTGAACCAGCAACAACTGCAGTAATGACAAATGAACCATTGTAACCATTTGGCGCTAGACCACTGACTGTAATATTTCTTCCCACTGCAAAACTATGCCCACTTGCAGTGTATGTAACAGTTGTGCCATTTCCGCTTGCACCTGTTACATTAACCGAACTTCCTGGACCGTAGGCAGCAAGACCAAGTGAATTAAGAACTACACGCGCTCCGCTACTTGCAGATGAACCTGAATAAATAGTAATGCCAGTGCCGTTGATGGCAGTAATTTGATTGCTTGCATTAACAATTGTGTCTGCGCTTGGTTGTAATGAACCAATTGCTTCGTTATAAGCTAATGTTGCTTCAGCAAGTGCAATGACAGCATCCGCTTGTGCGGTAGCAGCAGCGGCAGCAGCAGCAGTAGCAGATGCACTTGCTGCTGCAGCAGCATCGGCAGCATCGGCAATAGTTCCATCTTGAACTGAAACCCAAGCACCTGATGTGTAGCGATACATTTTATTTTTATCATCTGTATCAACCCAAAGATCGCCTTCAAGCATCCCGCCTGTTGGCGCAGTTGTTTGGTAATAAGTTTTATTTTTGCCAGTAGGTAGAACGCTGGTAACAGTAAAATCACCTGTAAGTGAAACTGTAATAGGGGTATTGGTAATTTGTGGACACAATGGCATCTGTTACCCCCTAGATTGTAATTGAATACGGGTTAATGGCTGAAGTTGTGTAAGACACAAGCCAATTGTTTTGGGTAATGGTGTGAGCCATTCCTTCAACTACAAGGTTCCATTGAATAGTGCGGTTATCATAAGTTGTGCGTATAACGCTCACCTGATCGGCCAATTCTGTTGATAGAAAGTCAGGGTAAAGCGACCCATAAGTTCCAACCGCCAAAGCATTAAAATCAATGCGCTCAACATAAGTTAATGGTGTTGCTAGTTTGCGTGACTCATACAAAGCTAGATTTTGAGCATTGTTATCAGTTGCAACAGGTGCATCAATAACGGTTTTAGCAATTCCATAAGCGTTTGAACTTGGTGTGTATAAAGATGTGTATTGGTTGTAGTCACCACGGGCAATAACTGCCTGGTTCACAACAAAATAAGTGCCAGGGTTAGTAAAAAGTTGAGCATAAGGCACTGTGTTGCTTGCCTGATTATCAGTAAAAAGCAACTGGGTTGGACGGCTGAATTTATCGGCCAATGGCACCAATGTTGCAACACCTGAGCGTGATATATAGAAACGGCCAGCAATTGCATCAACTGCCTGATAAATCAATTCCATACAAGAACGACCTTGAACAGTTGGCAACATCCCAACAGTTCCAGTAAGGCTAGATGAGCCGCCCCATAATGCAAGTGTCAACATTCTGCCAACGCGTGTGGCTGCGGTTTCGGCATTTGCTGCAGCGGCCAGTGCTGGTGCCTGGGCATCGGCAATGTAGGCAATACCATCAACAAAGGTCATTGTGGCGCTAGGTGCTTCACCCTGGTTAACTTTAGTTTCTTCAAGAAACCCATAATAAAGGTAATATGCAGTGCTATTGATTGTTGCCACAATGCGCATTTGCAAGCCATCGCGCAAGATGTTAGTACCTGAAACTACCCACGGGTTTGAAACGCTGGTGTTATCAGGGTCGTAATAACCGCTTGTGTTGTTGAAAACAACAACTGAAATACCTGCCTGATCGCGTTCATTTTGGCGTGTTCGACCACGGCGAATATTGATTTGAATTACATCTGTTGTTGTTACTGAAGTCCAAGTTCCACTTTTAAGAAATTGAACTGCAACCGCAGGTGTGGTTACTCCGTCAAAGGCTGCCATTATCTATCAAACGCTCCAACGGTTCCAAAGCTACGGCGAGTTGTTCTTTCAATGCCGTTCACAATAGATGTTACTAAATCTTCATTGCTAATTACTGAACCACCATTGTTAACAATCACATTTACGCCGCTTTGTGGCATATACAACTTGCGACCTTGACCAACGGCAAGTGCGGTTGAACCTGAAAGTGACTTTTGGCGCGCAAGGTTTTGGCGTACCGCTTCAGCGGTAATTGCATCTTGCAATTTCTTAGAATCTTTTGTTGCTTTGGTTGCTTTATTCAAGCCAGTAGTGAAATCATTAAGGCCTTTCACAACAGGCGGTGTGTATGGGTCAACACTAAAGTCGCGATTGTTTGAATTACCACGGGGGCTGATGCCTTTTTTGCCAGCAACTGCTCCAGGCTTCATCATATTGTTAAGCGTGTATGCGCCAAGTCCTACTGTAGCAAGAGCCGCTGCACCTAAAGCAATGCTCACACCTGATGTTGCAAATGCTGTTGCGATAGCCGCGCCGATTGTTGTTGTTCGCAACAATGCCATCGCGGTTGTAATTGTTCCAATTGCAGTTACAAATGCAGCAATGCGACCTACTGCAAACATTCCAACGATAAGCGCCGCCATACCTTTAACGATTCCCATGTTGTTTGCACACCAGTCAGAAAAGGCAATTGCAACAGTTAATAGTTTGAAAGCCATTTCAGCAGCAATCTGAAAACCTGCTGCCAACTTGTCTTTGTTGAGTGCAACAAATGCTTCAATCTTAGGTAACAATTGTGTTGTTACTAATGTTGCAAACTTTTCCATAACTGGCAAAAGGGCATAACCTAAAGTTTCCATGACTTCGCCAAATGCAATCTTTAGCCCCATCATTTTGCCTTCAAGAGTTTCTGCGCGAGTAGCAGCAGCACCGCCTGTTAGTTTTGAAACCTTATCTGTTATCTTGCCAAAGTCTTTTGTTGCTAATGTTGCAGCACCAATACCAGGTACAAGTTTTGTAATAGCTTTATATTGGCCCTGACTTGCTTTGATTATTGCTTCAGATGCGGTTGCCAAATCAACACTTGCAAAGGCGCTTACATTCAGCGCAACTTGCATTGCCTCTTGTGCTATCGTAGTTGAATTAAATGCTGCCGCTAATCTGCCAAATGCAGGGCGAAGTTCATCATCTGCAACAGAGAATTGCTTTTGTAAAGCCGTAATGTGGCGTTCTACACCAGCAATTGCATTATCGGTTGCACCAACAGTATTGCGCAAAGAATTAGCAAGAAGTGCTTGGCTCTTTTGATCTTCCATTGCAGCTTGAACTGCATCCTTGCCAATTTTAACCGCAAAGGCTGCGCTTGCAAGGGCAGCAACTCCAAATGCTTTTGCAGATTTCTTGGCAAATCCATCAATGTTTTTACCAAGTTTGTTAATATCTTTTTGAGCAGCCTTTGAACCTTTATCGGAATACTGGGTAAGGATGCGGGCAACAACTGCGCCAACTGCCATTTATGCACGCTCCTTATTCAAGTGTTTTTGTAGATCGGCTTTTGCTTGTTCAAGCGCACGCGCTACATTTTCTTCAATTCTTGCTCTGTCTTTATCTACAACGCGCCATACTACACGCGAAGCCTTACCAAATCTGTTGCCAATTGTTCGCAGGAATTGCGCACTTGAACCCCCGCCAAATCCTGCCTGAGTTTTGCGACCTGCAACTTCAAAAATTGAACCCGCTGCAGATTTGTTAAGCAAAGCACCAGCACTTGTTGTGTAATCACCACGAACTTTACCCTGGGCTTTTGTCTTAGTAATCTTTGATTTGATTTCTCCAGCGTTCCATCCAGGCCAACCAGCGCCACCGCGAGTGCGGCCTTTGGCAGCATCTGCCTTACGCCAGCCACTCATCGGTGGGTCCTCACTGATTAAACCTTTTGCATCGCGCTCTGCGCCTCTTAATTCGTTATTGATAACTTTATTGAAGCGTTTAACCGCATCTTTATCAAACTCTTTAAGAGCATCCAAAGTTTCCTTGATACCTGTAAGAACAATTACTTCATCAGCCATTGGCTTTAGCTCGTTCCTTCATATAGATCGTGATTGCTTCAAGGATTCCTTCGGGAGCATCTAACAAATCACTGATGGGAATACCAGTTTCAACCGCAACGGCTGCAATCGTATAAGTTAAACTGTTGCGGTGGATTCGAAAGAACTATCACTGTCCAATTCGGCGCTAACGATAGTATCTAAGAATTCAGGGCCAAAAAGTTTAACAACAACTCCATTTACCTGCATTGCTTTCCAAGCCAACCAATAGATGTGTTCAATTTTTTGTTGCTCCCCCAACAACTTGGGCATACCTGCACCAAACTGTTGTTCAAATGCAACAATAATGCGAGGTGTTAATTTGTATGACACCTCAAGGCCTTCGGTTGTCTTTACCTTTACTGCTAATCCATCCATCTTTTCCCCCTTAGTAGATTATGAAATTGCTTTTGTAATAACGCCCGAGATTGGCCAAGTTACACTTGCAGTTACCAATTCACCAACGGCACCTGAAAGTGGCTGCCATTCTGAGATCAAAGCGTTAAATGTGTATTTTGGATTGCTTGCGCTGACTGCACCGTTAACTGGTCGAATTTCCATTGCTACGGCAGTTCCAACAGTTGATGTTGCAAGTGATGTGCCATTGATAAGTTCTTCAAGGGCATTGTCTGCAAAATCCTGATTAAACTCAACAGTTAATTGATTGTCAAACAATCCACCAACGCGTGTACGAGCTGACGAGCCGAGGCCCGTGGTGTCAACAACATCCACGCTGGAACTTAATGAAACTGAAGTTACATATTGCGAGATGTCATTGCTTGCATAAAGAACATAAGCATTTGTTAATACTAAGCGTGGCATTTATGCAACCGCCTTTGTAATGTTGCCTGAGATTGGCCAAGTTGTTGAAACTGTTGCAAGTTCTCCAACTGCACCTGAAAGTGGCTGCCATTCTGCGCACAAGGCTGAGAATGTGTAACTTGGATTTGCCACACCAACTGCTGCTGATGTTGGCTTAATAACACAAGTTGTAACTGTTCCAACAAGTGAAGAACCAACTGCATTGATAGTTACTTCAGGTCCTGATGTTGCAAAATCCTGATTGAATTCAAATGTAACTGAGTTATCAGCAAGCCCACCAATTCGAGTACGCGCACCAGCCGAACCCATACCTGTTGTGTCAACCACATCATCGCTGGTGCTTAATGCCACGCTCGTAATAAACTCGCTGAGATTGATGCCGTTGATTACAACTGAAGCATCTGTTAGGACAATACGGGCCATTATTTTGTTTCCTCTACTGTTGCTGGTTTGGTTTGTGCTGATTTCTTTATGTGTTCGCCTGCAACTAGGGCATCTGCATTAAGTCCTAGATCAAGCAATTCTTTATCGGTGATTGTTTCGCCTTTTTTCTTCGCCTCGAAATTGTCCGAGGTAACTGTGTAGCTCATTTTTCTCCTTATCCCCAAACGGTGAGACGGTAACGGTATGAAAGAAATACAATATCGCCAGCAACATATTCGCCAGCCTCTGCAGATGTAACTCGCAAAGTGCTGCAAGCCCCACCAAGAGTTAGATCAGATTCAATTGCTGCCTTGATTGAGAAATCCCCGCTACCTGCAAGGTACTTATCAAGTTCGTTTTGGCCTGAACGCTCACTAAAGCGCTGAACCAAAACAACAACATCTAGGTTTGCCTGGTCTAAGCCACGGGCATTGTTCAAATCAAAAGTAAAATCTAATTGGCCAACAATGGCTGCAGGGGCAACTGGCACACTAGGAACCAACTCATAGGTACGCATACCTTTAATCGCCTCTAGGTTGGCTTTTAAGCCGTTTCTAACGGCACTTGGTAACATTACTTAGCCAACCCATTATTCTTGCGCAATGGGCGCAGTAGCGCCTCAACATCGGCATCTAGCTTTGCAGCCAAACGCACTGTTCCTAAATCTGTATTACCAGCAATGCCAAATGGTGACTGGTTACGCAAGAACAGGCGAGATGCTTGAATCTTTGCAGCAGTTTTTACCTCATAAGGTACATCTGACCATCCAAAAACGCCTTTAACCCGTACCGATTGTGGCAAATTCCAGGGGAAAACATAAGAACCTACTGCCAAAATACGAGACATTGGCCAACCGCGTGAAGGATTGTTGACTGGTTCAAACATTGAATCGTCAGCGGTCCATACTGTTCCGTAGGTACGATCAAAGTTATCATCGGTTGCAATCTCGCTAATGCTCACAAAATCATCAACTGGTTGAATGTAATAGTCAGTTGGTGTGTAATAACGAGTGGCAGGTGCTTGAGATGTTCCATCCTTGTAAAAGAAACGGCCACAATAATCATCTATTTGGCGTGAAGCGGTTGCAATAGCCATTTCAAGGGCTGCATTATCTATTGAATCCTCAAGATTCAGTGCCGCTTTAACATCATTCAGCGTTGTGTAGCCGTTAGTGATCGCCACGCTTTGTTCTCGTTTCTACTTTGGGAAGCATTGCGCGTTCCAGTTGTGGAACGGCGGTAGCGGTTTCCTTTGATTTTACCTTAATTCTTAAAATTCTTTTTATGCGTTCCATATGTCGTGCTGCCTATCATCTAACCAGTAGCTCTTTGAGTGAGGCAGTATCGCGCCTGTGTTGACATAGATTGGAAAACCTAGTGAGCGAACTCGGCGGCAAAACTGTAAATCTTCGCCTATCCATTCGCCGTTGATTGGGCCATCCCAAAACCAACACCAATCTTGCCCCTGGTGTGGGTCGGCATCTGCTCTAATCGCTTCAAGAACGCTGCGGTGGATTAGCAAACATCCAGTTCCTGCTGCATCTACTTGAAATACTGAATCTTTATCGTACTTATTTAATGGCAAGAAACCTTCAGGGGCATCTTGAAAAATTGTTGGCACTGGTTGTGGGTATGGATAGCCTGTTTCAAAACTGGCAAACACCAAACCTGCTACAACTGGGCGCTCTTTATCGTGTGCAGCTTCAATCAATTTATCAAATGCTTCAACTGAAAGTTGCTCATCTGAATCCATCATTAGCAACCAATCAGATTTGGTTTCTAAAAACTGTTTTACCAAACGATTGCGTTGCTTTGAAAGCAAGCCTGAACCCTTGATTCGGATGAATGGGCCAAGTCGTGATGATCGTGACTGAGCAACCTGAACCAAACTAAATGCAAACCCGCCGTTAACTGTTCCTGGGTCGCAACTGCCAATTGAAACTTTGTGTGATGATTTCATAGATTCCCCCGAATCATTTAAGAAGTAAGAGGCGGGTTAGTCGGGGGAGAAAAACCCGCCTCTTACAATTTGTTAACTTTCGATTAGAAAGTTGGTGCTACCAAACCAGTGCCTGAAATGATTGAGGCTGCTAGTGGGTAACGCTCTGCAGAGAAAGCACCAAATCCATAAACAACAGACTTGATTGTGAGAGATGAAGCACCAGTTGCATCAAATGACAATGCGAATGGTGATCCTGGCTGCTCCCAAAGGTGCATTTCAGGTGCTGCTACGCAGTAAATCTGATCTTGGTTTGTTGCTGCACCAAGATTAGTTACAACATTTGCATCAGCAATGATTGGCAAGCCCATCATTGAGTAACCTGAGTTGCCATATCCAACTACGCCTGCACCTGCTGCAGTTGCGTTCATTGGACCATTTGCAGTTGGAACTACTAATGGGCGGCCTGTTGTGTCCACTGCTGCTAGCAAGAAAGCTAGACGGCGTGGGTGCATAATCCAGTGTGTTGGTGTCTCAAAGACATTTGACTGAATCTGTTGAATTGCATCAGCCAACTTTGGATATAGCAAAGCAACTGTTGGTGATGTTGCAGTGAAAGTGATTGCATTTCCACCTGAGTTTGCGATTCCCTTGAACTGGCCGTTTGAGCCTGTTCCGTTTAGAACCTGGTTATCAACTGTTGTGTGCCATGAACGGATTAGGTCAGCAACAACAAATGTGTCAATGCCTGTTCCGCGCTCAATTGCCTGGCGTGATAGGTCCTGTTGTCCAGCGATTGTACGAACTGGGATGCTCAAAAGTGTATCGTCAACATCAGTTTCTGATACTGCAGTGTTCTGAGTTTCCTGAACAGCCGTTGAACTTCCTGTTGTCATGCGGCTAATTTCCAGCGACATCCCAGCAGGGGGTAATACATGCTTTGCAGTTGCAAAGTCTGCAGTTGGGCGGCCTGCGCGTGCATAAGGTGCAGCGAGGTCAACCAAGTATTGTGGAACAACTAATCCAGCGAAGTTTGATGTACCAACATCACGGCGCTCAATTGATTCTTCCTTTGTGTGGCGAGCAAGGCGCTCTTGTGCTGAGTAATCTCCGCGAATCTGAGCGTTGAAAACATCCTTAACGAATGAAACTTCAGCTTCAGGGTTGTATGTGCGAACTTCGCGTGTAACTGTTGAGCCACCAACGCGAGGTGTGATTACTGCTGCAACTGATGAGCGCATTTCTGCAACCTTTACATCTGCTGCTGCCTGTGTTGTGAACTTTTCAATCTTTGCATCTAGTGCGCGTGCTTCTTCAACGAGAGCATCAACCTTATCGGTTTCCTCTGCAGTAAGGTCGGTGCGAGATTCTGCGGCTACTGCCTCAAGAACTGCATCCATTTCTGCCTTAACTGCATCACGGCGCTCAAGAGCTACATCAAGATATGACTTTGACATTATTCTCCAATGAGTGTTTGTAATTGTTTGAGGTGGTGGCAATGCTCTCCACGGCGCTTTTAGGGTGTGGGATTTGCTCCGACTTCGATCTGCTACTTTTGTAGCAGAAACTTATTTTGTGTTGTTGATAATTGCTTTAGCAAGGCGCAGGGAAATTGAACGGCCTGCAACCGCTGGCATATCTGTTGGCTCTAACTCAACTTCAGGTTCTTCAACCTCAACAGTTGGGGTAAGTGTGTTAAGCCCTAGCAAAACCTCAAGCATTGTTTTGCCTTCTTCAAGGCTATCGTAGGAATCAGATACCTTTTCAAGAATTGAATTGATAACAAGAGTTGATTCACCATCTAGGGCGCGACCTTCTTTGATTGCTTCCATTGCGTTTTTGATTGCCTCTCTTGCTTCAACTGAAGTTGTAGGGTAAGCGGGATATGTGACAACCGATACATCACCATCAGCAAGGCTAACTTCAGTAAGTGTGCGAACCGAACGGTCCTCATTCCACTTTTGACGGATAACACGGAAAGCAAAACTCATTTGGTCAACATCTCCGCGCTCAACTAACTTGTAAAGGTCGCGACCTTCGCTGGTGTCTGCAATCTCTGCATCCATAAACAAACCACGATCATCTTCGCTTAGCGTAAGTGTGCCGTTCTTTGTTCGAGCTAGTGGCAAACCTTCGTGGTTAATAAGCAAACGCACATCAGGTGTTTCGCTTAATGTCTTGCGAAACGCGCCAGGGGCGATAGTCTCTTTGAATGGTAGTGGAACGCTTGCATCGTTAAACACTGCTGCATAACCGCGCAAACGCATTGTTCCATCTTCGGCTTGGCGTGCTTCAACATCTTGAACCGTAAATGTACGGCGTTCAATTTCTTTCACTTTGCTCCTTGAGTTAACTTCCCCGCCTGGTTCCATATCTTCGGAAATTGAAATTGCAACCATCTGATCTATTGCTTCTTGCTTTGTATCGTGGCAAACCAATGTTGTATAAGAACCATCTGATTCTTGCTTAACAGTTGCCCATCCTGAACAATCGGCTTGCTTATCTGAAACGAAATATGGCATTTACTTAACCTCGTATGCTGCGCTTGGGTCGGTTGGGTCAATTGTTGAAATCTGTTGCAACTGACTTGAAGGCAAACCAGTGTGCTTCATATCAGGCAAGCCAACTGCCTTTGTAACCGCTGCAGGGTCAAAACCAACTTGAATCAATGCAGCAGCAATTTCGGTGCGTAGCTTGAGGCCAACATCCTTAGCATCTGTTGCATCAATGTTTTGTAGTGGAACGCGGTATTGATCACCATCTTCAATTGGTGCCATATCTTCGTAAGCGTGAACATCGTTGAGTGAAAGGAAACCTTCACGCAAGCCCTTTGTGTAGGCATCGTAACGCTCAAGGGTTGTACCGCGCAGTAGTGCATCCAAGTTAAAGCGAATGAATCCATCAGGTTCAGGTAGCAGCGTTGATAATGATTGCTCAATTCGCTCCAAGATTGGGCGCAATGAGTGCTGAACGAATGAAAGGTTTTGCGCTTCAACTGATGCAAATGACATTGCACCCGCAACTGGGTGGCCAAGTAGCGATAGTGGAACGCGGAAAATACGAGCAATTTCCTCAACTGAGAAACGGCGAGTGTCTAACAACTGCGCATCTTGTGCATTGATTGTTAGCGGCTTGAAAGAAGCACCGCCCGTAAGAATACCGATCTTGCCAGCGCGGTATGGGCCAGTGTGGGTAAGGTTCCAGTCACGGGCAATATCTGATGCCTGTTCTT